CCCAGCTATATTAACCCGTTTAGTTTATCGTGTTCTTCTTGACTGCTTTTTGTAGCATTGTGGTTACGATGTAATTTTTGAAAATGTTTGGTATGTGACACTCTACCATTTTTTGCACATTTCATAAAAATTCTTAAATACAATTTGCGTATTATCATAGTATTCTGGGTGAAACATAGATCCATATACTCTATTTTTTTCAAATTCAAAACCACAATCTAATTTTTTGTTGTTTACCATGATAGAAGCAAAAACACAAATATCTGTTTTTTTATTAGGAATTACAATATCTGAAAAACAATAACGAAAATTGGTTGTTGTCATGTTTTTAAGTAATGAGCATGTGGGATCATAGACACTAAAATCAATATCTTCGCAAATAAATTTTTTATTGTCTTTTAATGTACCTCCATATATAACGTTTAAAAACTGACAACCAAAACATATACCATAGACTGGAACATGCAATTTATTCAAATAATATATAATAAAAGAGAATTTCTCGAAATGTTCTTTTTTTGTCAATTTCAATGAACTTCCTGTAATAATGATTCCTTTTATTTTCTTTTCGATATCATCTATATTTTGAATTTTATTTACATCTTTGTAAGGTATTTTATATTTTTTTAATGTTTTTATTATTTTTGTTGTAAAAGACAATGGATCATCTTTTTTTGTAGAATTGTCTAAAATCAATAACATAGTGTTTTCTATATGTTATTGATAGATAAAATATATTTATTCGTGCAGAGTGAGAGAGAGAACCCCAGGGTTAATGATTGTTTTTTGTTTTGTTGGGTGTCGCTCTCTCTCTAAAAAACAACAAAAATTTGTAAAAAAGTTTTTTGAAAAATGAAAATTGGACATTTATTTTTGTCCATTTTTAAAAAAACAAAAAAACTTTTGTGAAAAACGTGTTTTGTGACCATAAATGAAAATTAAGCGGTGGTTACTAAAATTATAATTTCGATTTTGTTACGATAAAATTTCCAGAAAATGGTGCGTTTTTATTTAGCGTTTTTTTATGTTGCTATTTTATATAAATGTACGCAACCAAAAAAACTACAAAAAACGAAAAAAAATATATATGCGAAATATGTGACTTTGTTACGTGTAAAAAGACGGATTATACTAGACATATATTAACAGCAAAACATAAATTAGCAACAGATAGTGGCGGTTTAGCAACAAAAAACGAAAAAATACATAAAGTATTTGTTTGTGAAAAATGTAATAAAGAATATTATGATAGAACTGGTTTATGGAGACATTCTAAAAAATGTAACATAGACGATGAGAATCAAAATAACAATCAAAATAGTATTCAAACCAATAATGTCGTCAAAGAAAAATCAGATATATGCGACAAAGAACTTTTTATGACATTACTAAAACAAAATGCTGAATTATTAGAAATCATTAAGAATGGTACTAATCACATGCAAATTACCAACAACAATCAAACCAACTGCAATAACAAAACATTTAATCTGCAGGTTTTTCTGAACGAAACATGCAAAGATGCTATGAATTTGTCCGAGTTTATTGATAATATAAAATTACAACTATCTGATCTGGAAAGCATTGGAAAACTAGGATATGTTGAAGGTATTTCTAATATTATTATTAAATCACTCAATGCGTTGGATGTCGAGAAACGTCCAGTCCATTGTAGTGATGTAAAGAGAGAAATCATCTATGTGAAAGACGATGATGAATGGCAGAAAGAACAGGATGATAAAAAACGTCTTCGCAGTGTTATTAGTAGCGTTGTTTCGAAGAATTTAGGGTTGTTGCCGGAATTTCAAAAGAAATACCCGGATTATTTAAAGCCAGATTCCAAAAAATCAGATGAATACAATCAAATTATCATGGAAACCATGGGAGGCGTACCAGGAAATGGAGAGAAAAACAAGGAAAAAATCATTCGAAACATTGCGAAAAAAGTGGTTATTGATAAAATTGGATAGTTTAGATAAATTATTTCGAAATATCGCGAAAAAAATAAAAATCTAGGGATAATATATAAAGATGGCCACACCATTACCAATACCATTTCAACTACCACCACATCTAAAACATTCCAAACTAGTAGCTGTTTATTATACATACATGGATATCAATAATACCCCTCAAACAGGCAACACTACATTTTCAGTGGAAGCAACTGGAACCACACAATCTGATATAGAAAAGAATTTACATAGTACAATATCTGATACTTTAGCTAATATTGAAGAAACTATTGTTTATGACATTGTAAACCGTATAGTAGTAAATATAAATAAATCTTATCCTTTTTCAGTATATCCACTTATGGTAGAAAAACATGATTCAAGTATAGTTATTGGTTATCCTGATGCAACGAATACATATTATGATTGGTATACAATTAATTTTCCGATTCAATTTCCAATTCAATTTCCAACATTTCACAATCAGACTGTAATACTTAAGTCGTTTTGGTCACTTCCAGCTTTTCCTAAAATCAGTAAAATACTAATTTATTAGTTAATCATAAATATATAATCATTTTCACAATAATTCCCATGCGTAATTATTGTAAAAAACATAGCAAAAAATTATTCGAAAAAAAATATTTGCATATTATATAAAATGCCTACTTACGATCCAAATACAACATATATTATATACCCAACTACCATAGGACCTAGTTTTGAAGACGTATGTGGTAATATATATACTTTAGATTCAGCCTATCCTAGTTATACATATACAAACAGTGATTCGAAACTTATAAATGTTAGTTTTAATTTTCCTCCTTCTGATCCTAATAGTCCTGCTAATAGTAATCCACTAGCTGGTATGAATACAGTTATTTTAGGAACTAATTGTTCAAACATTAGTCAGTTTGCTTTCTATGATTGTTCATCACTAACAACAGTTACTATTCAACCTAGTGGTCTTACTAACATTAGTAATTACGCATTTTATGTATGTTCAAATTTGTCAAATATAAACATAGGTAATGGTGTTACTAGTATTGGGAATAGTGCATTTAGTGGATGTTCATCATTGACTTCCATAATAATCCCTTCTACTGTTAATAGTATTGGTGCTACTGCATTTCAATCATGTTCATCATTGTTTTCAGTAACAATCCCTAGTAGTGTTACTACTATTGGAATTAATGCCTTTCAATTATGTTCATCGTTAAAAAATGTATTGACAAATACAAAATCAAATACTAATTTAGTTTATACAAGTGGACCTACTGGTACAACTCCGTATGATGGGACAAATATATACTCTAGTTTTTTTGGCGGACCACCTATTACAGTTACTTTAACACCGTTTATATCAGGATTAAGTTCACCACTCGGTATTGCTATTAGTGGTAATAAATTATATGTAGTAAATACGAATATTAATGGTAATGTTGGTAGTGGAATAATTAGTACATACGATGCTAGTAGTGGAGTAGAAATTAGTGGTAATTTCATAACAGGATTAAGTTCACCACATGGTATTGCTATTAGTGGTAATAATTTATATGTAGTAAATACGAATATTAATGGTAATGTTGGTAGTGGAATAATTAGTACATACGATGCTAGTACTGGACTAGAAATTAGTGGTAATTTCATAACAGGATTAAGTTCACCACATGGTATTGCTATTAGTGGTAATAATTTATATGTAGTAAATACGAATATTAATGGTAATGGTAATGTTGGTACTGGAATAATTAGTACATACGATGCTACTACTGGACTAGAAATTAGTGGTAATTTCATAACAAGTTTAAACTCCTTGAATGGTATTGCAATTAATGGTAATAATTTATATACAACAAATCTCCAATACCAATCCCAATCGAATACATACAATGGAACAATTAGTACATACGATGCTACTACTGGACTAGAAATTAGTGGTAATTTCATAACAGGATTACACACAACATATGATATTGCTATTAGTGATAATAATTTATATGTAACAAATTGGAGTGATCCAGTAGTTGGTCAATACGATGCTACTACTGGTGCAATCGTTAATGCTAATTTTATACCAAAATTAAATACGTATACGACTGGAATTGCTATTAGTATTATTAATGATATTAAATATTTATATGTAGCATCGTTTAATAGTGCTGGTGGTATTGGATATATTTATCGATACATTATTTCTACTTCACCAGTAACACCAGTAATATCCCATGCTGCAAACTATAGTTTAGGTGTGTCTTATAAGGATACAAATGGAAACACAAAAACAGGTAGTTATTCTGGATCTTTAACTAGTACTTCAAACACGAATCGTGCAGATGCTTTAAAACACGGATTAAAATTAGCAATAACCGATATTGGAAATCAATTACATACGCTTTTACCTGCGCTTTTAAACAATAATAATACAAAAGTATACGATGGATCAACCAGACAACCAAATCTTAACGGTGCAACAATAACTCTTACTTATAATGTTAATGATCCAGGTGATCCATATTCCGACCCAAATCTAGGTGGAATTAGGTGGAAAAACTAAAATCAATCAAATACAACTGGATAATGTTGATATTATATTTTCACAAAAAAATAAAAATATAGGGATAATATATAAAATATGCCTCTGCCTGAATACGATCCTAATACAACATATCTTGTTTTTCAACCGAATGCTTTTGCGTACACTACTGGAAGTGCACCTAACACAGTTAGAGACGACAGTGGTTATCAAACTGGTAATATATACGAACTGGATAATAATTTTCCTTATGATAGTATATCTAATCCTTATTATACATATTCTAATAATGGCACACTTAATTATACTATTTATCCAACCGGTCAAACTGGCAATACTGGTGGGTTTCTTATTTCAGGTGGAGGTGGAAGCAATACTAATCCATGTTCCAATGTTTATCAAATAGTTTTCGGATCAAATGTTACAACTATTCCCGATTACGCTTTGCAAAAATGTACTTTTCTTACAACCCTTATATTCAATACTAGTGATAATTTTAAAATTATTGGTAAGTATGCGTTCTATAATATTTATAGTATAAAATCACTTACTATCCCTAATAGTGTCACCACTATTGGTGATTCTGCATTTTCTTACTGTAGTAATTTGAAAACAATCACCACAGGTAATGGTCTTACTAATATTAGTAATAATGCTTTTCAAAATATATCATCCACCATATTTTTAAATTGGTCTAGTGAATATGTAGCTAAATATTTTTATACTAACACTACTAATAATGGTGGTGTATATAATGTCGCATACAATCCAAAATATCCGCCAACATCAACACTAGGTGCAACATGTACATTGACATCGAGTGGTGTGGACCCTGATACTGGTACGGTTGTTACTGCTAGTTCTAGTGCAACTGCAACTACTAGTGGTAATAGACCTAAAGATGCTTTAAAAGCACTACTAGAAGATGTTACCAAAAAATTGCTATTGGAAGGAGCAGTCAATTTTTCAACAAGAAATAAAAATGCTACATACACACTTAGTATAACACTTGATAGTTAAACCTCCCACATCATTTTCACAATAATTCCCATGCGTAATTATTGTGAAACATAAATAAAAATAATTCGAAAAAAATAAAAATATAGGAATAATATATAAAGATGCTCCCAGCCGATATTGTTCTTTCTACCGCAAAAAAAATTGTTAAAAAACGAGTAACTGTTAAGTATGCATATGCTATTAATGGCGGTGATGTTGAAACAGGTAGCCTTAGTTTTGGAGTAAGTGCTACAGGAAATACACAAGCTGAAGCAGACACGAGTTCTTTTAATGAAATACAAGATAATATAGCTACTATTGAAGCAGTAATTGTCTATGAAATACTAACTACATGGATTAATATCACGAATACCAATTTAGAAGTTGTGTATGACTATCAAAATCCAACTCAACTAGTTATTAATTATCCTGGTGCTAATGGTACATTTGTTACCAACCCACTAGCTGTCTTAAATTTTCCTTTAGGTTATCCACAACAAATAACTTCAATGAATACTTCAATAAATGAAATTCCGAATATAACTATTGATTCATGTGCTGTTACTTCAATTCTTATTGAGTAAAAAATAATATCTGACTTTTTAAACCCTTGAAGAATTAAAAATAAATAACCCCCACATCATTTTCACAATAATTCCCATGCGTAATTATTGTGAAACATAAAACTCAGCTATATTAACCAATTAATTTATCGTCTTCTTCTTGATTGTTTCTTACTACTTTTGCCGTTACTGCGATTGTGCTTTGTACCGACCTTGACAAAACCGAATTTTCCCTTTCTTGTGCCATAACCAGCCTTTAATAGTCTCTTTTCCTTCTTGGCAGTTTCGTGTTTGGCCTTGGAGACAATACGTCCGTGTTTATTTTGCATTAGGTGATGCTTGCAAAGTTCACCACTTGTCTTGTACGCAGTACCGTGCCAAACTTCAGCGCGAGATCCCATTAATCTTTCATATGTCTTACCTTTAATAGCATAATGTCCATGTGCGTTTTTAGTATATCTTGTCATATCTATAAAATAGAAAAAGAAAATAAATTTTATATTTGCGGAAGGATTTTTATTTAACTGAAACAACTGAAACAACCGAAACAACCGAAACCTAAAATTTATTTCGAGGTGGAGCCCCACTTCCACCAGGTTGTCCTTCCGTTGTTCCTAAATAAGTAACTAATAATCCCCTGTTTGTATAATCATTACCAAAGTGAGTATTCTTACTGTTACCTAAACCATTTGTATTAATTACATTTGCAATTCGCATAGCATTAGATTGATTCGTGTTATTGACCAATAAATTTTTATTATGATTACCTGTTTCACATTTACTACTATTTAATCTAGAATTTGCACGCCCATAAAATCGAATGCAACTCTTTTCTCTCCCCTTTTCTTTACCATCATCATCATTATATGTATAACTGTTATAAATATAATTCGCAACATCAATGTTGGACATTGACATCATTGTCTAGTATATGTATATGTATATCTATATCTATAGATAGTTATATATTATACACGCCTTAAAAATTATATGTTTTATACACAATCATATAATTTTTTGGTCAAAATATCAATTTATTGTTGCATTTGATGCATAGGCATTTGTTGTGGTTGTCTCATAGGCATTCTCATATTGTTATTCATTGGTAAACCTACAGATCTTTTCCATACAAATTTATATGTAAAATGGAAAACAATGGCAAATACAATTGCATGGACTAAAGCAACAGTGTATTTGTTACCCTTTGGTGGTAATCTAAGAAGAACACTTGGTGTTAAGATGAAAAAAAGGACGGCAACGTAGATAGTAAAAAACCAATTCATGTTTTGTTAAACTGTTATTATATAATAGTATGATATTATTTTACTAAATACAATAAAATAAATAAAAAAGAAAATTGAAAAGAATTTTATTCATTCAGTAATATGTATATAGAAACATACATACAACAAATAACAAGCGTTAAATCCTACGATCATTTTAATAAATAGAATCAATCAAATAACAAACCGCCAAAACAACCGCAAACATGACAACAACATCTACAGATCTTTCACAAAAATACCAAAAAAAGACAGACAAACAACACATCTTAGATAATCCAGATACATATATTGGTTCTATTGAAGAAGTAGATACAGATGCATGGATTCTTTCTGAAACAAACGACAAAATCATTCAAAAAAATATTCGTTACATTCCCGGATTATACAAACTATTTGATGAAGGCATTGTAAATTGTCGTGATCATGTTATTCGCATGAAACAAGCCGTCACCAACAAAGCACCCAATGCAATCGAAGTATCCAACATTGATATTCAAATCGATGATGATGGAACAATAACCATGTTTAACGACGGTAATGGTATCGACGTAGAAAAACATCCAGAATATAATATTTGGATTCCTGAGATGATTTTCGGTCATTTACGTACATCTACTAATTATGATAAAACAGAAAAGAAAATCGTTGGTGGTAAAAATGGTTTCGGTTTTAAATTAGTATTAATTTGGTCTTCCATTGGTTCGATTGAAACAGTGGATCATGTCCGTGGATTAAAATATTGTCAAACATTTCGCAACAATCTCGATGAAATTTGCCCACCGGTTATTACTAAATGCAAAAATAAACCATATACAAAAATCACGTTCAAACCAGATTATCAACGTCTAGGGTTAGGTCTCAACAATACTAAAAACCTAGATCCTGACATGGTAGCCCTATTAAGGAAACGTGTTTATGACATTGCAGCAGTAACCGATAAAACAATGAAAATCAAATACAATTCGCAACCAATTCCAGTGAAAAATTTCCAACAATATATTGACATGTATATTGGAAGCAAACAAGATGCACCTCGTGTTTATGAAGAAAATGAAGCCAACGTCAGATGGGAATACGCAGTTGCGCTTTCACCAACGCATGAGTTTATCCAGGTTTCATTTGTCAATGGTATTTATACTTCAAAAGGAGGTAAACACGTCGAGTATATATTGAATCAAATCACACGTAAACTATGTGCGTTTATCGAAAAGAAGAAAAAAATCACAGTCAATCCAAATAGTATCAAAGAACAGCTCATCCTGTTTTTGAGATGCGACATTGAAAATCCGGCATTCGATAGTCAAACTAAGGATTTTATGAATACGCCATCCAGCAAATTCGGATCTTCCTGCACAGTAAGCGATAAATTCATTGAGAAAATCGCCAAGATGGGTGTTATGGATGCAGCATGCGCATTAACAGAAATCAAGGAAAACAAAGCAGCAAAAAAAACAGACGGTTCAAAAACAAAAACAATTCGTGGTATTCCGAAATTAATCGATGCGAACTGGGCAGGAACAGAAAAATCAGCACAATGTACAATTATATTGTGTGAGGGAGATTCAGCCAAAGCAGGTATTGTTTCTGGATTATCGTCGGAAGACAGAAATATTATCGGTGTTTATCCGATGAAGGGAAAAATCCTCAATGTTCGTGGAGAGAATACGAAGAAAATATCGGAGAACAAAGAAATCGCGGAAATAAAGAAAATCTTAGGATTAGAATCAGGACGCAAATACAAAAACATGGAAGACGTTCATAAAAATCTAAGATATGGCAAGGTGCTTTTTATGACAGATCAAGATGATGATGGATCTCATATCAAGGGATTGGGTATTAATATGTTCGAATGTGAATGGGGATCATTATTAGAAATTCCTGGTTTTATCGGTTTCATGAATACACCGATTTTAAAAGCGCGCAAAGGAAATCAAGAATTAGTATTTTATAACAATGGCGAATATGAGAGTTGGAAGATCGGGGGCCAGCAAACTGGAAGTCTAGACGGGTGGAAGATCAAATATTATAAAGGGTTAGGTACGAGTACAGGAAAAGAGTTCCGTGAGTATTTCGAGAAGAAGAAAATCGTTGGTTTCGAATTCTCGGACACTACGAGTTCAAATACAATCGATATGGTGTTTAACAAAAAGCGTTCAGATGATCGTAAAGAATGGTTGGAAAATTATGATCGCACAAGTTATCTGGACACAAGTAAATCACAAGTATCCTATGATGATTTTATCAACAAGGAACTGATCCACTTTTCAAAATATGATTGTGATCGTAGTATTCCGAATTTAATGGATGGTCTAAAAATCAGTTTAAGAAAAATATTATACTCGGCGTTTAAGAAGAAACTGAACACAGAAATAAAAGTAGCACAGTTTTCAGGTTATGTTTCTGAGCATTCCGGATATCATCATGGTGAGGCCAGTTTAAATGCTGCAATTGTAGGTATGGCGCAAAACTATGTGGGTTCAAACAACATAAATCTGTTAGTTCCTAGTGGTCAATTTGGAACACGTCTGCAAGGTGGTAAAGACAGTGCATCGGAAAGATATATATTCACATATTTAAATACAATCACACGTATGATTTATCGTGAAAATGACGATGCAATTCTAAAATATTTAGATGACGATGGGTTTTTAGTAGAACCCATATTTTATGCACCAATCATTCCAATGATTTTAGTGAATGGAACAAAGGGTATTGGTACAGGTTTTAGTACAGACATCATGTGTTATAATCCGGCTGAAATTATTCAATATTTAAAGAACAAACTCACCAATAGTACTACCCCACCCACACAAGAGTTCATTCCATATTATGAAGGGTTCAAAGGAACCATTATTAAAATACAGAGTGACGGAACCACGACACCCAACAATACAATAAGCCCCAAGTTTTTGATAAAGGGAAAATATGAAGTTGTAGGTCCAGATAAAATACGTATTACAGAATTACCAATTGGAACATGGACCGATGATTATAAAGAGTTTTTAGAATCATTGATAGATAGCGTTGATAAATCTGGCAAAAAAATAACGCCTATTATTAAAGATTATGACGACATGAGTAAAGACACAAGTGTCGAGTTTATTGTAACATTAACAAAAGGAAAACTCGCAGAGTTGGAAGCCGTGAAACATGATCATGGGTGCAACGGTATTGAGAAATCATTCAAACTTTATACAACGAATTCAACCTCGAATATGAATTTGTTTGATGCTAAAGACAAGTTGAAAAAATACACTCATGTTTCGGATATTATTGATGATTATTATATTACCAGACTGGAAATGTATCAGACAAGAAAGAGTTACATGATTGATGCTATCGAAAAACTATTGGTTGTTTTGTCGAATAAAACGCGTTATATCAAAGAAATATTGGATGACGTTATTGATTTAAGAAAGAAATCCAAGTCAGATGTAGTTAAAATGTTGACAGATCGAGGATATGTTTCACAAACACAAAACACCAACTCAGAAAATGGAGAGGAGGCATCTGGTAACACAAACACAAATGGATTTAATTATTTGATTAAGATGACGATGGATAGTGTAACTAGTGAGAATGTTGATAAACTAATGAAGGAATATCAAAGCAAACAAACAGAATTAGAAAATATCAAGAACAAAACAATTGAAACCATGTGGTTAGAAGAATTGAATGAATTGTTGGTGGAATACAATCAATACAAAGAGTCTCGTTCTAATAACATGGAGAGAAAGGACTCTGCAACAAACAAAACGGTTAAAAAGGTGAAAAAGGTTGTAAAACCAACAACAAACACCAAGCAAACCACACTAGAAATTGAATAAATTAAACAACTTATATTTTATAGAATGAATCACATAATAAATATATAGGAATGTAGACAGATATTTCAGTCATAATATGAAATGGAAAATTTTTAAAATTTTCCAAAATAAATTGACAATTAAAAATTTCAAAAATTTGAAAAAAAAGAACAATAGCACTAAACAAAATAATGTAAATAATTTTTTGTTTTATTTTTCCAGATAATAAAGGATAATAAAAAATCATGATTAAAAATAATATAATCAAAAATGTTATTATGTTGTAAATATGCGAAAATTTTTGACTAATGATATAAATATCAAATATATACAAAAATAATAATGCGTAAAATTGCCATGTAAGCAATTTCTTTTTAGTGATATGATTTAATAATAGTATAAAAAAGAACGTTGAAATTATAGCAGAAAAATGTGTTAATAAAAATTGTCCGTTATTAAGTAATTTGAAATGTAGAGCATGTGAAAATGTATGAAATATATTAAATATTAAAATGGATAATAAAAACAACCGTGAATATAAGTTGTTTGATTTTAGTAAATAAAATATAATAATACAACACAAGATCAAGTTAATTATAGTTGAAAATGGCTGTGCAAATCCATTTTTTTGTGGTATTTCACAACTATTAAATGGAAATGTATATTTGTTCATATAATATAGATATATTTTGTGTTATTCAAAAATATATCTATTCAAACCCCAAAAATTAAAACCATGGTTTCAATTCCAGCTGTTTATCTGCTAAAGTGGATAATACAGGATGAGCAATAGGAACAACCAATGTACTAGCATCATGTAAATATTTAACATATGCTCTTAATTCACTGTAAATTTGTTGCACACAGAAATTGATCACCATTTTGTTTAGTTCCACTATTTGTTGAGTGATATTGTTTGGTTGATTTGCAGAATGCTCTAAATATACACCACGCATTATGGTTTTTAAAGAATCACAATCTTGATTATCTATAATATATTGTCCATTGGTTTTATCATATATTCCTTTGCGAATTGCATTTTGAACTATTTCTAAATTTTCTCTCGAGAAGTAAGCATTACTTAATGTTGAATCTTCCCAAAGACCTTCAAGTGGATTTCTAAAAGTGGTACATTGATGTGCTGGTATTTTGTCATATAAATTAAATAAATTTTGAGTGTTTGGCGATTTAATGTCTACACGACCATTTGAATTAAAATAACAGCTTGAATCAGAATTCATATTTTTGTTATAGTATTTGTATAAGGTATATATAAATCGGTATATATAAATTGTATATATAAATTGTATATATTAAATGAAATTATAAAAATAAATCTTTATATTTATATAATACATATACATAAAATAAATTTAAACAAATATGGCTAGTTTTCAAACAATTGTTTTGACGATTGCAGTAATTATACTTGTAATTCTTTTAGTAGTTATTGGTTATTTGTTAGTTAAAAATCCTTCAGGTAATACATGGCCACCGATTGTAGGACAGTGTCCCGATTATTGGGTAGATCTTTCAGGAAATGGTGGAAATTGTGTTAACGTCCAATCTTTAGGAGATTGTAGTGGAAACGGCAACATAAATTGCCCTAATGCAATCAATAATACACCATCTACAGGAATGAATTTTAGTACTAGCTCATTCACAAATAGTCAAAACGGCTCATGCAATAAATATAATTGGGCAAGTACAAATGGTATAACATGGGATGGTGTTTGGCCCGATTTTCCAAATCCATGTTCATCAGGCTCTTCCGCATCAACTACCACAACACAGCAAACATCGTCTTAATATATAATGAAAAAATTTGCATCTGCAATATAATTTTATATTTTCGCATAAAATTATATTTTGTAATATATAGTGTATGTGTATGTGTATGTTCTCTCAACTACAATCTTTCCCTGATGAAATTATCCGAGACATATATGAATATATACCGTATGATGTGTTAACATGGTTATCAAAGACCAACTATGATAAATATCATACTACAACAATACAAAGACATATCAAAAAAACTGGCAAAAAACTGGATACTTTTTTTAGATATATAATTCGTTTGGACAACCATGTTGCATTGCAAGATATGTTGAATAATTCACAAATGATCAAGGGTTTAAATTCTCACAACCACAACTACAAAATAAAATATAAAAATAAAAAATATGCAAACCTCATAGACTTTTTATTATATTTATCAATAGAAAATGACAAACCATCTACGAAATGTAAAAACGTTCTAATTGAATATGTTAAAAAATAAACATAAAAATAAAATGTAACATATAGTAATATGCAAAATAAATTACAAAATAAATTACAAAGTAAATTAGAAAATAATAATTATATAGATAATATTAATAATATATTATCGAGAGAGACAATTGTATGTAAAATAAAAGAAATATTAACAAATTTTGAAAATAATAAATCTGATTTATTATTTAAAAAAGGAATCTATGTTTATGGGAATCCAGGTATAGGTAAAACTAAATTTGTAACTGACATTTTAAAAGATTTAAATTATGATATTATTACCTATAATGCAGGCGATGTAAGAAATAAATCAATAATAGAAACAATTACGAAAGACAACATGTCAGACAAAAGTATAATGTGTTTATTTCATAAAAAAATACAAAAAAAAGCGATTATTATGGATGAAATTGATGGCATGAACAATGGAGATAAAGGGGGTATAAATGCATTAATAAAACTCATACGGCCAAAAAAAACAAAGCGACAAAAGACTGAAGATACGACATTAATTCCTATCATTTGCATAGGAAATTATCATATAGACAAAAAAATAAATGAATTAATGAAAGTATGTAATGTATTTGAATTAAATAAACCGACCAATGAAGAAATAGAAACGATATGTAATAATATTATGCCGACAATAACAAAAAATATTAAAAATAAATTAGTTTATTATATACAAGGGGATCTACGTAAATTACACAACGTTTATAGTATATATTGTAAAAACGATAACATATTAAATGAATACGTAGTAGATAATATACTTAAATTAAAATCATACAATGAAGATACAAAATCGATAACAAATAATTTATTTAACAAAAATTACTCGATGAATGATCATTTGCATGTTATGAACGAAACAGATCGCACAATAGTCGCTTTATTATGGCATGAAAATATAATAGATCGATTAGAAAAATACAATATTAATAAGTCATTGCCTGTATACTTGAAAATATTAGACAATATTTGTTTTGCTGATTATATAGATAGAATTACATTTCAAAAACAAATATGGATATTTAATGAGATGAGTTCATTGATTAAAACATTTAATAACAATAACATATATCATGATTTTATAAATGAAGATAATTCTATGCTGACACATAATATCAGTACATCCGCAACTACAAGCAAAAAAAACAAAACTAACACCAAACTAAATAGCCAATCAAACGATACGACTATTCATGTAGAACCTATACATAATAATGTACGTTTTACAAAAGTATTGACAAAATATTCAACTGAATACAACAACTATAATTTTATTCATAATTTATGTCAACAATTAGGAATGGATAAAAAAGACCTGTTTGCTTTTTTTGTTAATTTTAAAAGTAAATATAATAATGATAATGAATGTTTTACTGAATTATTAAATTTATTTGAAAATTATGAAATAAATAAATTGGATATTCAAAGAATGTATCGTTATTTGGATAAATCATTTAAAGATTCTAATCTAGTTGATGAAGAAACTGCATGGGAAATGGATGAAGACATTGATGATATGGTATGATGATTATAAGCTACCAATCGTTTAGTAAACCACCAGCAAATATATCATAAGTTAATTCACTTTTATTTCTATTATCATTATTATATTGACTAATTTGATGAAAAATGTCTGAATCATATTCATGATATAATAGTGTATTTTTTTTCGACCCTTCTTCCAATCTTGTTTCGGTTCTCTCTTTTATGAGTTTCAACAATCGATCTAATAATTTTTTATTAGTGAAAAAACCATCTATTTTATTAATTAATAGTTTATGATTTATAAATTCTTCTATTGTATTATCATATCTCTGGTCATAACCATTTAGTTTTTTATATTTGTTGCTATTAGCGCTATTAATATTAATAAAACTATTAACATTATCATCTTCAATTGGTGGTGGCATTGATAAATTATCATCTCTATAATCTGCGTAGTCCGCGTAATCCATGTCATCTATAGTTGCAAATAATATACTACTACGGCTTTCTGATCTCGCTAGAGATTTATATTGTACTTGAGAATTTAATAATAAGATAACTACATTGAATAAATACATCATATGTGTGGTTTGGTGGTGTACTGTAATTGTAATTATATAATACAAAATTATTATATAATTTACACATATATTTATTGACATGAATAGTTTTATGTAGAAATAACATCTATATTAGGTGTTGCATTATCTTCTGATAACTGTAACTGCTGTTTCTTTTCAGCTATTTTACTATCAAAAAATATTTTTATTTTACCTTCTAAATAAGCAATCTTTTCTTTCAATATTGCATTTTCATTTAATAGTTGTTGTATAACAGTATGATTCTTATGTAATTGTTGCTGTATTTGTTGTTGTTGTTGCATTTGCTGTTGCTGTTGTATCATCATTTCCCGCTTTTTTGTAATCTCTTCCATTTGTCTTAATACATCGGGCTTATTTTCCGGTTTTCCCGGATGGTAGTTATCCAGGATTTTATCAATATCTTCCAAGAAAAACTGCTTGACAAAATTTTCTTTTACAAAATCATCTACTAATTTGCTACTCTCTTTTACATATGGATTTGGTAACTGATTCAATAGTATTTTTTTATCAAAAGAATTGTGAACATGAGAAAAAACAAGAATACTTTTCATTGGATCTAACTGAACAAATGGAACTGTATAATCTTTTAAAAATGCTTTTTCTTCAGCCAATGACGCTTGTTCATCATATTTGGTCATACTTAATAACTTGCGATGAAATGCAAATGTTGCAGCAGTAGCATGACTTGGTCCATATGGCCCAAATTGATACATTTTTTGTATATGTTTAAAAAAAATATACATTTCACTCGATCCAGCACATAATGCCTGTGGATTTTTAAGCAATGTTTCAACAGCATGACTAACTCTTTCTGGTGGATAGTAATCATCATCATCCATATAAACCAATATATCACCTCTTGATTTTTCGTGCATTAAATTTCTTTTTTTACCCAAAGTCATTTTTGTATCGTATGAAAAATATTTAATTTGAGGGATGTCAGATAACATATCACCAACTTTATCAGTTCCATCGTCTATGATAATCCACTCCATTCTATCTTTTGGATAAGTTTGATGATTAAAACATTCGATCATTATTGGAATAAAAGGACGTCTATTAAATGTGGGCGTACATATACTGACAAATGGTAATTGTTTTGATACAGTGGATTTGGGTGTGGATGTGGATGTGGGTGTGGATGTAGCTGGTGTTGGTGTTGGTGCAGAAGATTTCTTTTTATCATTTTTTGTTTTTTTCCCCATTTCAATTAAATATATATTGATATATCTATTTAATTTTATACTATTTGACACATATATTCTATTTTCATTATTTATTTGTATGATTTACACGATTTTACATAGGCATCACCATATTTTCACGTATTTTATTATTGAGAGCTTGCATTTTTTGTATTAAATTATCAGATTGTTGAACTTCGTTAAATAAACTATTACCACCGGATTGTCCGGATTGTTCTATTGTAGCCACTTTTACATGATTATCAAATTTTTGTATTTTACTAATTTGATTTGCGATATTTATTGCTAAATCTCCAGTATTAACTGATCCAGTTAAAGCCCATAATACAGTATCTGAAAATTTGAATTGTGTGCGTTTTTCTGCTTGAATATAATTATATGGTTGTGTGTCTTTTGTGCCAAAATCATTTACATTTGCAATTGGAATATTCATTAATGCTAATAAAACTATCACAACTGCAACAATAGCGGCGTTTCTCTCTGTAGTCCCTAAATAAGCTTTTGCGCCAATTATCACATAAATAGACATAATTATAAAAATCGGTGTTATCATATATCGCATTTTATTTGCATACAATGTCATGTACGTATAATTTTCGCCAACTTTACTACCTTCAACCACTTTCGCTATTATAAAACTAGCAGACAACAAGCAATATATTATTACAACTGGAAAAACCGCCATATTTCCCAATATTAAAAATGCACCAAATAAATTTACAATAAAAATCGTTTCGATTAATGTAAATAACCATGTAAAAGGCATAGACATCAATGTTATATAGACCCAATTTTGTGCAAAATTTGGCTTACTAAATTTTTCACCATTTTGTAATACTACTTGTGGTTTATTCAATTTCCATATCCACGTAAAAATACCTGCGAAAAATATGTAGAAGAAAACAATATTTGATAAAATAAAATTAACAGCAAACACAAATATTAGTAAATAACCTCCGAATAATACTAATACCCATTCGTAAAAACTATTGAAAAAAGAGAAAAACATATTAATCATCGTATAATTTAAACAAAATAAACTTTCAATCATGTAAATAAAATACATCGTTGTTCCTGTAATTGTAGGCGATTCATTGAATTCACGTAATGCGTTTAATAATGTAAATTGACTATTTATTTGTTTACTGTCATTTGCTGATTTATCCGGAATGTATAAATATTGAAACAATAATTTTGTACTGTAATCTTCACCATCCAATTTAAAAAAATTCACTTGTGTCATTATAGAATCTATAATTGGTGGTAAATCAGTATAAGGCGCTCCTCGAAAATCACTAGGTAAAAGATTTGCTTGGGCAACTTTACACGTCCATAATACATATACTCCTAAAAATGTTTGAATTAATACTGCTATTAATTTCAATCCAATATATTTTAAAAACTCACCATAACTTTGCGATTTTGTAGTAGCAGTAGTCTTAGGAGGTGGTCCAAAAAGAGAAATTTGTTTTAAAAAATTGGAGATTTTTGTTTTGAGTTTACTAAATTCTGCTTTATTTGATGCAGATGCATTTGTCATAATTTGGTTAAAATTTAAACTAGATAAAGCCCATGATAATAATTTATCTAATATTTTTCCTGTAAATGTAGCAATCACAATGATAATAATTAGTGCAATTATAGCTAATATACATGAAAATATCCAAAAACCACTTCCCATTATTTATTTTATATGTGTATGTGATAATATGTGATATAATATACTATAATAATATTATTCTCTATTTTACCTATAATTAGAAAAAATATATAGGTATATAAAATGGCAAAAAAAAACCAAACACCCAAATATTTCAATTTTTTATTGTTTTTATTGTGTTTTTTTATATTGTTTCTATTATTTAGATGGGTACATTTTTTGCTCAATAGAAATTATTTGCATGCCGGAACATATTTAGAACTATTCTCTTCATTATCTGACACATATAATACAAACACCGATACGGATTCCAATACATTTGTCAACAATAGTTATAAAGTAAATTATATACATAGTAATACCATTGATTTGCCTGCTATGTCAAAATATACATGTGATAATTGGTGTGGACCAAAATCGCAATGTTTATTATCACGTGAACAATGTTTTTCAGATGTAGACTGCAAAGGCTGTAAAGAACTAACAGCATTAAATAATTTTTATAAACCTACGTCAAGTGATCTTGGACAAAGTTATATGAATAAAAGCGTTGAAGACATACCAAAAGGTGCACCTGAAGATATTTTGTGTGGTATCCAAAATTGTAATAACAGTTTCGCTATGTTCGACAAACGTGATTAGTTCGCGTATAATACTCCACAATTACCACTGATAAATCGAATAACATTCAATCTTTCCTCAAAATAATATAAATTAAAATTATAATCATAAATTCTCCAGGTTGGTTTGTTAATACCGATAATATTACCTGTAATAGGATCACAAATAGTCAAAACTTGTGCTAAAGGATCTAATTGAGGAATTATAGTAGTAAATTCCAATTCTATTTTGTTGAATTTCGTCATATTAATTGCTCCAGATGGTTGTAATACATAGGGTGAAGTATTCAAACAATAATTATAACAATATAATCCATCTGGTGCATTTCCAGGTGTTCTCGTATATTTTTCAATATAATTGTAAACACCTGCGGGTTGCATATTCTCTCTATATTCACCATCAAAAAGAATTCCTAATGTAAGCAAAATCTCTTTAGCATTTTGAGAATTATAATCACCTGTAATCATCCAACCGGTCAATCTTCCGTCTGGATTTACACCTGGACCAATTAATACTGGTATTTTATTTCCACAAGAATCTAGTTGAAAAATAGGATAAATACCATTTGTAGGAGCTTGTATTAAATCGTATGGTAGATAGTTGTAAGGCCAATTGCTGTAATTGCTCCATTCATTTCTCAGATTGGCATCACTTCTTTGAAAATAAAACATTTGGCTTGCTACCATTCCCAATGAAGTTAATTCTACTCTGTTTGGACCGGTGACATTATAAAAAACAGATTCATAAACCTGTTTTATTAAATAATTTTGTTCATTTAAAGCGAAAATACGTGATTCATCATTTGATAAAAACCCATATGTACATATTAGATGTATATCCGCATTCCATTGTGTTCTAGTATCTATATAAGACGTAATACCAATATTAACATCTGGTGGTGGCTGTAAAAATCGATACAATTGCATATAATAATAATTAAAATTAGGAGATACATAAGGGAAATTATTTACCTGATCTAAAACATCACGAATTTGAAACATTTCATTTACAGGACGAAATGTAACATTAATATGTAATTCATTATATTGTAATGCAACCAATGGAAATGACATTTGATTGTTTAAACTAAACCATGAATTTATAGGAACATATAATATTGATCCGCGAATAGAAGGTTCTGCACCAGAAGGATTGTCTGTATGATATGCATTTGGATATGAATTGACACGTGACCCAGAATTAGCTGGATCATTTAATTCAGGTATATTTCCAATCATTTTATCAAATAATGCTTTTTTGTCAGTAGGAAAATCCCTTTGTACCATAGCTAATAAATACGATCCAGAGTATTCCTGCAATGTTTGATTACCACATGTAATTGATATTTTTTTTATCATCAATGCACCTAAATTTTGAATCCAACGAAATTCATATGGAGCCCAGCCACTATATCCTGTCGTACCTGTAAGATTTGATAAAACGGTATTATCTGTTGGTGGGAAAATTGGACTCCATATATTTGGTAAAGCAATAGAAATATAACTATCCATTAATAAATCACCATATCTAGGTATTTTAAATGTAAAATACGAATCCTCTGATAAACGCAGTGTTTTTGTACCATCGAAGTCGACTCTAAATTTTTGTAGACCGAAATTTGTATATTTAGCATATGTTGTTTTAAAAAATGTTTTAGATGGATTACCATTTAGAATAATATTTTGTTGACCCTCAGAAACTAAATTCATTAAACCGCCGGCCATGTTATTATAATATGTTTTTATTTATAGTATATTAGTTAGTTACTTAGTTACTTAGTTACTAGTTATATTAGTTACTACTTATATTAGTTAGTTATATTATTTGATTATATTTAATTGTTTATAATAGTAAATGTTTATAGTTCTATTATTGATATTTTAAATATAATAATAA